CGTCATCCTGGGTGCCGGGTATGGGGTAGGTCACGCTAAGCTAAAGATGTTTCTCAAGACTGTGGCAGGGGTGGATGTGTCTGTGGACGAGGCCCAGCGCATCATTAACACGTACCGGAACACGTACTACCGGATACCCGAGTTATGGCGGCGCGCAGATGACGCCCTGGTTGCGATCATCAACGGAGCCATGACCCAGATTGACGTGCCGGGCATCGTGCACGCCACGCCCCAAGGGATTACCCTACCCAGCGGGTTGCACATTCAGTACCCCGGGCTGGAGCGGGTGTGGGCCGAGGGCAAGCCGCAGTGGACGTACCAATCCAAAGGCCTGACGACCAAGGTGTATGGCGGGTTGATCGTGGAGAACTTTTGCCAAGCCGTGGCCCGGTGCATTGTGGGCGAACAGATGTTGAAGATCAGCAGTCGGTACAAGGTGGTGTTGACGGTGCACGATGCGATTGCCTGTATCGCACCTGTTGACGAGGCCAAGGAAGCCCGGAGGTTTGTCGAGGAGTGCATGTCCTGGCGTCCGACCTGGGCGCAGGGTTTACCGTTGGCGTGCGAGTCCGGCATGGGAGCAAGCTATGGCGATTGTTAATAAACCCTTGTTGGATAAATTCTTCGATAAAGCGGTGTTTACGGAGTTTGGGATACCAATGAACTTTTCCGACAACATTCCAAGAGATAAGGTGCAGACCTTCGTGCTGTCTTCTGAAGTTGCGTTAGCGGCGGAGACACTGGTTAGATCATCTACGTTTAAGCCAACTCCGCTGGATGAGCTACACATGCCCTACGAGCACACGGCAATCGAGTACCCGCTGACGCCTGCAATACAGAAGCTACGCGATAACGGTATTGTGGATGGGATTATCCCGGTGACTCGGGTAGGGGCATACATCCGCAAGATAAATAACAACGTGTTGACCTGCCTTCCCTATTGGGAATACATAGACGGTAGCGTACAGCATAGCCTGTTTATGTTTATGTTTGGGTTGAGCCACGAACAAGGAGCACAACTTCAATTTGCAGGGGCCAATGGCCAAAACTCAATACCGGCAAACTTTATGCCCTGTGTGTCGCTTATTAAAGCTGCACAAACTGCAAAGTTAACGCCCGAAAAGTTTGCTGAGCTTACAGCAAATGATCCGCAAGTACAGCAGCACATTATGGAAGCCGCTGTAGAAATTCCAACGCTGTTGTTTGCCTCGTACATGCTGCTTAACTGCCGAAGTGGTGTGGGGCAGACCCGGATTGCGGCGTCAGTCCCCCCTAAGGGGTTGAAGCTGGGCGGTAAAAAGAAAAAGGCGTACACCGCAAGCGCCTACACTTTGCTGCATCTACAAGAGGTTGAAGTGGTTACGGCTGGAGGACATGTAAGCCAACGAGCCGATGTTGCAGCCCACTACGTGCGCGGGCATTTTAAGCAGCGCAAGAGCGGACTCTATTGGTGGGGGGCATTTGTACGCGGCACCGGACCGCTTCGTAAACGCGCAGCATACATAGTGGAGGACTGCTAAAATCTGCCATCCAAACAAACAAAGAAACTTATGGCACTTGCACATTCCTATTCAGCAATCAAAGATTTTGAAAACTGCGCACGCAAATACCATGAAGTCCGCATACTTAAAAAATTTAAACAGGAGAACACCGATGCCACGTTATATGGCACAGCGGTGCACAAAGCATTTGAAGACTACATCAAAGACAAGACCCCACTACCCCCACAGTTTGAACAGTTCAAGCATTTCATCGAGCCCCTTGCTAACCTTGGAGGGGACATTCGATGCGAAGAAAAACTGGGTATCCGAGTTGACTTTAGCCCGTGTGGCTTTTTTGACAAAGATGTATGGTTCCGGGGCATCCCCGACTACCTTGCCATCAACCGAGAGCGGGGCGTTGCCCGTGTGGCCGACTACAAGACCGGGAAGTCAAGCCGGTACGCCGACTCAGGCCAGCTTGAACTCATGTCCGCCATGATTATGGCGCACCACCCCGAGGTCAACACCGTCAAGGGGGCCTTGCTTTTTGTCGTGGCAAGCGATGTAATCAAGTCTGAGTTCAAGCGCGATGCGCTGTCCGAAATCTGGTCGAAGTGGGCAGGCCGGGCCGGACGTATTGAGCAAGCACTGGAGAATGGGGTGTGGAATCCCAGCACCAGTGGCTTATGCAAGTTCTGCCCTGTAAAGACTTGTGCTTATAACTAGGAGGCCATATGGCTAGAGACTACGCGGCGGAGTACAAAAAGTACCAGGGTACTCCCGACCAGATCAAGAATCGAAGCAACCGAAACAAGGCCCGCCGGGTCTTTGAGAAGGCAAACGGCGACCTGCCGGGCACTGTGGATGTGGACCACAAACGCGCTCTGTCCAAGGGCGGCGACCCGGTTGCACTGCGCAACTTAAAGGCTACCCCCAAGGAAGCCAACCGCAGTTTTGCCCGAACAAAAACAAACGGGTTGAAGTCTGAAACTTCCAAACGCGAAAGGAAAAAGTAAGCTATTATTTTGTTGCTTGATGAGCAGTTGTCAAGCACGTTCTCCTCTAGTTTTGCCGGGTAGTTCACTCTACCCGGCTCTTTTTGTCACACAAATCAACGCTATGCAAATCATCCAAGACAGGGCGCTCCTGTTTAATACGCGCAATGCCGCTCAAATAACGGCACTCATCCCCAAAAGCAAGGTCATGTCCGAGCAAGATGGGGAATCCCAGGTACTCGTCAACTGGGACTTTGACGAGGTACAACTGCTACGCAACCTGGGCATCAAAGACGCACCAAGCCCCATCCTCGGGCGGTACAAGTGGCCTGGGGTGTATGTGCCGTTCGAGCACCAACGAACGACCGCTGACTTCCTTACCCTGCATCCAAGGTGCTTTGTGTTCAACGAGGCAGGCACAGGCAAGACCAGTGCGGCGGCGTGGGCAGCGGACTACTTGATAACCCATGGCCGAGTCAATCGAGTGTTGGTGGTGTGCCCGGTGTCGATCATGGAGACGGCATGGCGGGCTGACTTATTCCGCACGGTGATGCACCGCACAGTGGCGATCGCCCAGGGCACCAAGAAGCAACGACAAGCAATCGTGACCGGAGATTACGAGTTTGTAATCATCAACTTTGACGGCGTGAAGGTTGTTGCAGAAGAACTTAGGAACGGCGGGTTCGACCTGATTATTGTGGACGAGGCCAACGCCATCAAGAGTGTGCAGACCGATCGTTGGAAGATGCTTGCAAGCCTTGTCAAGGCCAACACGCGGCTGTGGCTTATGACGGGTACCCCTGCGGCGCAGTCACCAGTGGATGCGTATGGTCTGGCCAAGCTGGTCAACCCCAGTTCTGTGCCGATGTTCTTTGGGTCATTCCGCGACAAGGTGATGAACAAGATCACGCAGTACAAGTGGGCCCCCAAGCACGATGCCAGAGACACAGTGCACAAGGTATTGCAGCCAGCGATACGCTTTACCAAAGATGAATGCCTGGACTTGCCCGACATGCTGTTCACCACCAGGGAGGTGCCGCTCACCGCGCAACAGCAGAAGTACTACGATGCCATCCGCAAGCAAATGATGATGGTTGCCGCAGGCGAAGAAATCACCGCACCCAATGCAGCGGCACTGCTCAACAAGCTACTGCAAATCTCCCAAGGTGCGGCGTATACGGACAATAGAGATGTGGTTGCGTTCGATGTAAGCAACAGGCTCAACGCACTGCTGGATGTGATTGACGAGACCTCCAACAAGGTGATTGTCTTCATACCATTCCGGCACTCGCTCAATATCTTGGAAGAAGAACTTGCCAAGCGGTCCATCACAACTGAGTCCATACACGGCGACATACCAGCATCCAAGCGCGGGGAAATAATCAAAAGGTTCCAGACCGAAGATGACCCCCGGGTGTTACTACTGATACCCCAAGCGACTGCTCACGGGATAACCCTAACCCGCGCAGACCAAGTTGTCTGGTGGGGTCCTGTAGCATCAACAGAAATCTATATGCAAGCCAACTCCCGGGCACACCGGGCGGGCCAAACCAACAAGGTAACCGTCACTCACCTGCAAGGGAGTCCGGTTGAGCGCAGGATGTACATCATGCTCCAGAGCAAGATTGACATGCACTTGGACCTTGTAGAGTTGTACAGACAAGAAATCGCTTGACAGCGTAATTTGACACTGTATAATTTGTTTCGTGGGGGGTTGATACGATGGGTTAGCGCCATCGTGTTGTCCTCCTTGTTTAGTTGAACACACACTGCTTTATGTGAAATCAACCCCCCACACCCTTCAACACAAATCAAAGGAAATCGCATGGATGCAAACCAACTGGTAAAGGTGTACATAAAGATACGCGATGCCAAAGACATTAAACAAAAACAAATGGAAGAGGAAGTTGCCGCCCTTGAAGCGCAACTTGAACTCATAGAGGCAGAACTATTGGAAATATGCAAGACCACCGGTCAAGACGGTGGGTCCACACAGTACGGCTCATTTCGACGAGCCGTCAAAACCCGGTATTGGCCGTCCGATTGGGACAGCGTTTATCGGCTTATCAAAGAGCACAGTGCGCCCGAGTTGCTTGAGCGCCGCATTCACCAGGGTAACTTCAAGGAATTCTTGCAAGCCAACCCTGACAAACTGCCAACCGGCATGAATGTGGATTCAAAATATTCGGTCACCGTTCGTCGTGCACGTTAATCAACCAAAGGAAATCAAATGAGTAACATCTCTCTCTTCAAATCTGGCTCCGTCATCCCCGACTACCTGCGTAACGCTCCTGATGCAACTACCCGCGATATTGCTGGTAGCTCTGGCGGCAAACAAATCTCCATCAAAGGAGGCGTGTGGCGTATGGTCGTAGGCGGCGAAGAGGTTGCCAAGAACGAAGACCGCTCCATGAACTTCGTGGTGGTCGCCAGCGGCAAGGGCATCACCCGCACCTTCTACGCAGGCAAATATGAGGAAGGCAAAGACGTTAAGCCGGTTTGCTGGTCAGCGGAAGGCGTTACGCCCA